ATTAAAATTGTGCAGAAATTCCAAAAGAACCCTGTCAATTTTGTCGCTTCTGCCGTTCCTAATGGATATCTGGCCTGGAGATACGGTATTTCGCCGCTTATCTCCGACTGTATAAGCTTAGTAAAAGGTATTGGAGCGACAACCGGTAGGAAGAGAGTTACTACACGTGCTACGGCTGATGCCAAAGCATATGAAAGTGTCAATTCTGTACTCGGTTTTGGTTCTGGCACTGTTAGTACTGTCATCAATCGTAAGACTGATGATACAGTTACTATTCGTGCTATGTCCCTTGACGAACTTTATGTAACTTTGATCGATAACCTCGGTATGAGTGTTAAAGGTCTTGTTACATTACCTTGGGAACTTGTTCCCTATTCGTTCGTCGTCGATTGGTTCCTGAACTTGGGCGATGTGCTCAATTCATATGTTCCAACTCCTCTTACCACTCAACTGGGCTCCTGTCTGGTTACGCGCCGTGAGACAAAGTCAATTTGGACCCCGGGTCTTTCGACCCCGAATCCTTTATATGATCTTGTCAAAGGCACTTCTGGTACTTATGTTAATATCAGAAGACAGGTTGTCCGTGAAGATCTCTCCGCGCCCGGTGTCGTAATTAAGGGAAACTTTCGTTTCACTAATTGGACCCGTGTCGGAGATGCATCTGCACTTTTTGCCCAGAAATTTAACAGTCTAACAAACAAGATTCGTTAAACTATGGCTCCGTAACACAACCATTTTAGGGGATACCCTTATGTCACTTTCTATCAACGCTAAGACCTATAACGCCGACTCCTTTGCAGCCAACTCTGTTGGCTACATTGGTGCCGCAAAGACCCTTACGGTCCGTGACGACGTTACTCTGCGTCGTACCGCTCCGAAAAGTACTTCTTTGTTTAGCGGTCTAGGTCGCACCTGGGCAAAACTCACTCGTACCTTCGCGCTGACCGGCGCGCTTACTCCGACTTCGGATGCAAGCGTTGAGATCAACGTGGTTGTACCTGTGGGCTACGCCTCCGCCGACGTTGATGCTCTCTTGAACGATATGGCCGCTTTTCTTGCTAGCGCCCCGTTTAAGGCTCACGTAAAATCGCAACAGGTTTCCTTCTAACAGAAGGTTCCCAATGCGAGTTATTGCGTTAGTCTTCGTAATTTGCGCTTTGTGCGTAACTTACGCGTTCACTGTCTCCTCTTTCGTTAGATCGAAGAGTAAACCTTTGGAGCTTCGTTATGAAACCCAAGAGTCTTAAGCAGCTGAGAGAGCTCAACAAGACACTCTCTGGCCGTAAATTAGAAATTTATCTAACTACGCTCAGAGTTTTATGCTCGACCCATTCCGAGGCACCAGGCTCCCGCGAGGCCCTTATCCTAATTAGGAATAAGGACCTCGTAGGGCTGGTTAACCTCGGTGATTCTTTGTCACAACAGAAGTATTGTGATGCGAGACAACATTTTCTCGCGAATCAATTATCCCTCCTCCTTCGAAAGTATCCGCATCCTGACAAACTTGGATTAAAACCCAAACAGAATGCGGAGAAGAAATTCTGGCAAGCCGAACGTAAGTGCGGCCGTCAGAATCTCCGTTTTAAGCTTTTCGATTCATTGAGAAGCCCTAACGAGAAGGATCTCAGCGCTATGCGGCATTTTGTTCAGTACCTTTTGGGTCCTGTACCAGATGTTACGCGTATCGTTGAGAACGGCGGATTTGGGCCGGGCGCCAGTGTTGGTGTTCACGGTAATGCTACCAATTTCGCTCGGAAACTTCTGAGCGATACTTGGTCCGTGACACCTTCGGCGTATTCATATGGATTCTATGCTTTCTCGTTGCACGCTCAAATCCTACCCCTCCTTTTGGGAGGAAAAGGCGACTTCGTCTCTTATGACGAAATCATTGCGCGTTGCAATTATGAAACCAAGATCGATATGGTGCATAATAACAAAATAGCATTTGTTCCGAAAACAGCGAAGGTCCATCGGACCATAGCCGTTGAACCATTAATTAATGGATATCTGCAGAAAGGTGTCGATCACTTCATGCGTTTGCGCTTGAAGAGGGTCGGCATTGATCTGTCAGATCAATCCATTAATCAGAGGATGGCCCGTATTGGGTCATTATCTGATGACGGCAACTCGTTTGTTACCATCGACCTTAGTTCTGCTAGCGATAGCATAAGCATAGGCTTGGTACGTAACTTGTTGCCCCCCGATTGGTTTGCGTTTTTAAACGCAATTCGGTCGAAAGCTGGAGATGTTGAGGGTGAGATTTTCACTTACAACAAATTCTGCTCCATGGGTAATGGTTTCTGCTTCCCCCTCGAGTCGTTGTTATTCACGGCTGCATGCCTAGCCACGAATTGTGGCCTTCCCAGTGTTGACTTCTCCGTTTTTGGAGATGACATCATTGTAAGAAAAAGGTATGCGACCAAACTCATTTCCCTTTTGCGGGTCATGGGTTTCTCTGTGAATAAGGAAAAGACCTTTCTTGAAGGCCCTTTCCGCGAGTCTTGTGGGGCAGATTGGTTCGGAGGTGAAGACGTACGTCCGTACACATTAGATCATGAGCTCGATAGTTTGAGCTCATTATTTAAGTTTTTGAACCTAACCCAACGCAATAATAGGTGTCAAGCCTATTTTGCGTGTGTTAGGGACTATATTTTGTCCCTAATACCTCGTCACTTCAGATTCTTCAGACCCGTTATTGGGAATGCAGACTCTGGAATTACGGTTGAGTTAGACCTTTTCATGTCTTCGCCTTTCGCGCGCTGGAATAAACATCTAGCGTGCTGGGGTTGGAATGAAATGGTGACGATTCCGGTCTCCGATAGGATTCCTGAACGGCATTCTGAGTACCGAAAGGCACTCGTGTACGGGGCCCTCACTGGTTCTTCTAGTGCTAAGCCCTTCACTCTTCGTCGTGAGACGAAGTCAAAAATACGACATGTTTCGTATTCGGCCGCCACTTCTCAGTGGTTGCCGTCCTGGGAGCAGCCTCAGTTGATGAGGTTCTCAGGCACTGATGTTGTCGCCGCTATGCAAGCATAGTCGCGACTGCATCATGGGAG